GGTGTAGATGTTGACGGCGACATTGGTCCAAAGACGCTTGCCGCCGTCAATGCGTTTGACGCTACTCAGTTGATTGACGACTACGGTCGCCGTCGATTGTCGTTCCTGCTTGACCTTCCGACCTGGGGGACGTTTGGTAAGGGCTGGACTGCTCGGATTGCCGCTGTAAAAACAGAGGCACAGGCTTTCGTTTAGATTTCATGTTCCGCACGGCGGATGGAATCACAATGTCTTCAGAGATTGTCTCCCGGCTGGTGTACTTCCATTTGCATACTTGGCACTGCTTCGTGCGTACTGTTTCGCAGGGCATCTTGAAAGTTTCAGTGGTACGCATATTCTCAGCGCCGCAGTTGGGGCAGTTCATTCAATCACCTCGGCTGCTTTCAGGTTGCCTGTCTCACCGTCGAATGTGAGTTTGAGATTTAAGTAGTAGGGCACCGTTGGGTGAGATGGCGAGTGTGTTTCTTTATCAATGTGGTAGTAGAAATTTAAATCAGGCTTCGACTCTAGCTTGATGCGATATTCCATATCGTCATCCCATGACAAGCGTTTCGGATTCGGAGTAAACCACTTATCGGTAGTCGCAATGATGCATTCAATCTCAGCGCCATCAGCCCATGCCTTGATTAGTTCTGCGTGTTTGTGTGGTGTCTTCATTTCAATCTGCCCTCTTAGGTAGTGGTGCCCAGTGACTCCAAAATGGGGCACCTTGGTAGTTACCGTATGCAGCCACGCCGCCATTTCCGAGTAGCTGTAGCTTCACGCCCCTTGGCGTGTGTTCGTCGATGGGTATCCAGTAGTAGTCGGTAGCCACCGCAGCGGTGTGCGTGCTGTTGATCGTGTGGGTCATTTGTGCCCCCATAGTGGTGGTGTGCAGGTGTGCATCTGCGGTCGTCCAAGTACCCCTTCCAGACGCTTACCGCAGCGTGGGCAGAAGTTGTTGGGTTCCTGCGCTGGCTCTGGGGCAGTGTAGAGTGGTGTCCAGCCATACAGCTCCCCCTGCGCTTTGGTGTCAGTCTTCGTAAGCACTCCTGCTTGAGTGATCCAAGCCACAGGCTCCTGCACAGGTGCTGCTAGGGCTTCTCTGATTGCTTTAATAGTGCTGTATTGCACAACAATCAGAGTATCTGCGTGATAAATATTTTCCAGCGCCTCCAGCGCCAGTTTCAATGCTTTGTCTTTAATCATCACACACCCCACAAATGAAACGCTGCCCTAGCTATTAGGGTAGCAAAGCCAAACAGTGTGCCGCAAACAAATGCGACCATGCCTACTGCCAAAATAACGCCAAGGATTGCCACGGCCCACAGCATGATTTCTTCCAATGTGTTTTTCATGTCGAGTACCCCCGGCTTGGCAGCTTCATGGCATCCTCAGAGCCGGGGCGCATAGCACCGCGCACTTCACCGTCACCCACTCGGTAAGTGTCACGGCTCCACAGGTCTAAAGTTGGCGGTGTTGCCTCGTTCCTTCGCTTGATGCGGGGTGTGTACCCCTCAGTGCCGTGTGTGCGCTTATTGGCTTTGTCGGACTGCACTGGCAGGGTGTGTGTCTCGGATTTGGCATTGATTCTCATGTCGCGCTCCGTTTGGCAATAGGTGCGGCCAGCAGCCACTTGTCGCCTAGGAAACGAATGGACCGTACCCAGGCACGCTGGTTGTGGCGGTTGGTCTTGGCATCAGCACAATTAAAGTGCTGGCGTACTCTGATTAACATATTTGTCTTCATTACAGTCCTTAAAGAATGTCAAAGTAGGCCAAGGCCAAGATCGTGAGCGCCAGGCCAATGGCCAAGGCGGTAAGGTAGTCGGCCATTGCTTGAGCGCGTTTGCCGATGCGATGATGTGCGGGTGGGGTGTAGTGCTGGCGCATTATTCGTCTCCTTCTGAGTTTTTAATTGCTTTATGCATGTGGTCGCCCATGTCTTCAAAACTGACTTCAAGCCAAAGCATTTCAGGAACATTTGCTTCCACCATTGCGTGGTGTAAGGCGTAGCAAAGATTTTGAATCTGCGTTGCTAAAGGGCATATGCCCTGGAGCAGGTCGAAAGTCAGGGTTTCAATTGGGTGCATCATTTAACTTCTCCGGTTTGTTGTTGGGATGACCACATATTACCACAAACACGCACAAATGTATTAGGACAAACCCTAATAACCCATGATCTCCACATCGTGCGGTAGCTTCTTGCCATCCAGTATTTCATGCAGCCGTTTTTCAGTCAGCCGGTGGCAGCGAATCATTACCCGCGCAGGTAAAACATCAATCAGGTAGGCGTAGTCGCTAAGGATTGATCGAACTGCCTGGATGCCTTCACCGTCAAGCCTTAACGATTTTTCATTCTTACTACGTCTTCCAGCCATAGCCAACGCAGTGATGGCGTCCATCAGCAAGCCACTGTCGTCCTCGCAGACCTTCATCTCGACCAGCGTTTCCACTAGGTTGACAGCATCGGACACCAAGCGCCAGTCGTTTGGCGTTGCCCCAGGCGCTTGTTCAAGCTGGTGCAGGGCGTCGTACATCTTTGTGAGCTGACCAACCCTCCAAGCCTTTGGCAAAGGCTCGGTTGGGCTGGCCATCATCTCGTCGATCAGCGTGTACCGTTTGTGGCGTGGTTGGCGCTTTTTCTTCACACAAACCTCGCCAAGTCTGGAGCCTTCCACCCCTCTGGCTTGCCTATTTTTCCGCCTGGCAGAATCACCGGCTTGCCGTCTACCAACTTAGCCTCGTTGCTGGCTAGCACAGCTTGGTCTGCTTCACATTTATCAAAGCCTGCTAGATATGCAACACCGTTGCCGGTGACCTCGCTATCACACAAGGCATCAAGTGCCTCTATGCGATTGCTCTTGTTGATGTCAGCCATGACCATTCCCATCTTTAAGCCGGTAGCCACGCGCTGGAGCTTGGCGACGCTAATCTCCAGGTTTTCTGCGTCTTCGGCTGAATCAAAATCAATGCACATCAGGAACTCAATAAACTCCTCGATGTGGCATCCGATCTGAACCGAAAGTGCAGGAAGCCCAGGCACCTTGCCGCAAGCCTTTAACCAGGTCGCTGTTCGATCAAAACTGCTAACTTGAGCCTCTGCCATTAGTCGATCAGTGCGGGCCCTCAAAAGCCGGTTTTCTTGTTCGGCTTCAGCTAGTGCGATGTCCATCTCGCGTTCATCTTCAGTCATGATTTCACCTTTTCAAAACCTAGTTTTAAAAAATGCAGAACCTGGGCAGACAGGCTGCGCGTATTTCGCTCGGCCTCAGCTTTGAGTTTGGCCATGATGTCGTCCGGCAGGCGAACGGTCACATATTGGGTCTTGTTTTTGGTGGTCATGCTTTGGCCTCCTCGAACATGTCAGCCGTTGCAGGCCCACCGGCCAGCTCTATTGGGATTCCGCCAGTCAGCAAGCTGACCAGATCGTCTTGGCCAGCCACCTCGATGTCAAAGCGCGTTTGCGCTGCGTGCCGTATGGCCTGCGCCTGGTTGCCTGCGCGAATCAGGCGGTGCTTGTTGGTCTCAATGTCGGTGACCAGATAAATGCGTGTGCTCATGGTTTCTCCTTAGAACGGGACGTCTGAATCAAAATCATCAAAACCAGAATCAGCTTGTGCTGGTGCAGGTTTCGGCTGAGGCTTTGGCTGGCTCTCCGCCTGCTCACCACCGGCCACAAACTCCAGGTCTGCAATGCGTGCAGCCATCTTGCTGGCCTGCGTGCCGTCGCCTTTGGTGTAAGTCTGGATGTGCACGTCCTCCAGGTAGGCCACGATCTGCTTGCCTTTGGTCAGGTACGGCGCGAGCGATTCCACCCGTTGGCCCCACAGCGAGGCGTCAACCCACTGCGTCGGACGCTTGCCGTCTTCGCCTTTTTTGCCGTAAGTAAATGCCAGCGAGACGTTGGCCACCGCTACCCCGCCTGGTGTGTATCGCACCTCGGCGTCTTTTCCGATTCGTGCCAGTCCGTTTGCTTTCATAATTGCTCCTTCAGTTTGTAAACCCGAACAACCCGAGCGTGGGCTGATGGGTGGGTTGCTTGACAATATCCAATCGGCTCGAAGGCATCACCCTTAAAAACCGCACCCCATGTGTTGGGGTGGTAGTCGGCAGGCAGCTCCACACGCTCCCTGACCTCGTTGATGGTGACTTGACCAGTGGCCTCGGCCACCTCGACCGCAACTGACCTGGCATAAGCCAGCCAGTCCTCGCGGCCCCGTGCAACAAGCGCCAGGCCAGCGTCACGCAAGTCGCGCCCGTTCATGCTTCCCTCGCTTTCAGCATGGCATCGGCCATCGCATAGCAGTCGCGTGCAATCAAACTTGTGTCTGAGGACTTCAGCGCACCGGCAAGCAATCCCTGCATCGCCTTGGCCGCAAAGTAATCTCGCAGGGTCATGCCTTGCGTCAGGTTTAGATGTGTTGGAAACGCTGGCCCACCTGTGTTTGTGTTGTTCATACACCCCTCCGCAGCTGGATCAGTTTGTCGACCGTTTCCTGCACCTCGGCCAAGAACTTGATCACCTCGGCCTCGTACTCAGCGATCAGGGCGTCGTCCCGTGGTACACGCTTGACGAACAGTTGCATGTCATTGGGCATCCGTGGGTCAAAACTCACGAAGTCGCACCAAGCTCGGCCCGTGCAGGCCATTTGCCACTGCATCTGGCCCATGTAACCGCTGGGCGCTTTGTCAGCTAACAGCGTGGCAATGTGCGTGCTGGTGTTAGGGCATTTGATCTCGACCAGGCCATCCGTGCCCACAAAGCCATCCGGTGAGGCACCTGACATCTCGATGGTCGGGTGGTTGATCATGGCCACCTCCGTTACGATCTGGCCCGTTTCTGCCTCATACACCATCCGAGCTTGTGGCTCTGTCTCTGTGCCATGTTGCATGGCACCGCTTTTAAAAGTATCGGCGCTTTGTCCAGTCAGGCGTTCGGCCACCAGTTGCGCGAGGTAGTTGCCTCGGCTGGCCGAAACTCCAGTCTTAGTCTTGGCCATGATGTCAGCCACACGGCTTGCGGTGACCTTGCCCAGGCGCTGAGCAAACCATTCAGGTGTGCCTTGTTCAATCATTCTGCTGCTCCTTGTGTGTCAGCGGCCTTGGCTGCTTTCTTGAGGGCTGGGCCTTGGGCTTGCCAGAAAGCGGCTTTATGTGCTGATTTAGCCAAGGCTTGAAAGGCGGTAGCTAAAGATGCTTCACCTTGCATTGCTGCTTCTCGCATAACTGGAAGTGTTGCCGCTTCAAACTCACCGTAACCAGCTACAGGAGCCGGCGTGCGCTTGCTAGCTGCATTGCCATCGTCGTCTTCTGGGGCAATACCGCAAGCTGCCATTAAACTGTATCGGCGGGCATATGTCAGGGCGCTGCCATACCCTTGCGCGTCGTGCTTGACTGCTGGAACGTGCAACTTTCCTGCTGAAAAGATTTCTCCAGACTCGTGCAAAAATATTGTTTCAACAATTACGCCTGAATCACATTCATGGGTCTGCTGAATCAAGGCAATGCCGTTGTCGTTGAGGGAATCCATCACCGCTTCGACGCAGGCTGCCAGATCGGCATAGCGGCTTTTGAAGTGTGGGTTACTGGAGCTTTTAAGAGCAGGGCCAAAGGCCTTCTGAGCCTTAACTAATGCGGATGCGATTTCTTTCATGTTGTCTCCTTGTTCAAAGTCTGGGTAATTGCGTTGATTAATTCCTGGGCCTGCGCTGGAGTCAGGTCTATACGGACACTACCGCCTAGGATGTGCACACCAAGCGAGATGTTTGCCTCGTTTAGGCTGATGATTACGGCATTGTTGTTTACCGCTTTGATGTGTAAGCTGTCTTGCATCGTGTTTACCTTTCGTGGGTGGTTTGTGGTGAAACGAATCATACACCATAGAAAAAGAATTTTATAGGTTATCGCAAAAATAAATTTTTAAACGTGTCGCAAATTTATGATATATTCCAAATCATGATAAAAGACGATCAATATTTCAACCAGGTCTATGCCTTTGCTCACAAGCAAGCTGGCAGTTACTCCAAGTTGGCCAAGGCCCTAGGCGTACCTAATGGCCCGGCTGTTCAGATGTGGCGGGTAAATGGCGTGGCTCACAAGTGGCGGCCAGTGCTGGAAAAGAAGTTCGGCGCGGCTTTTCGTAAGTCCTTGAGCAACTTGGTTATTTAAGTTAAAGTGATACAAGACCCGGCTAGGGTGGGAGTAGCTACCCACCTGAAAAGCGAACCCTCTCCGCCTGCCGTAAGTCTTTTTTGAGAGGGACTTGAGATTGGGAAAAATGCACTATTACAAAAGAAATTTAGGCGACTACGCAAAAAAATGCGGACGATTAACCATGCTTCAGCACGGTGCGTACACGCTTCTAATCGATTCGTGCTACGACCGTGAGAAGTTCCCCACGCTTGAAGAGGCCATTGAGTGGACTTGGGCTAGCACCGAGGCCGAGATCGAGGCCGTCAAGTTTGTGCTGACCAGGTTTTTTAAGATAGGCGACGATGGCCAATATTTACAAGACCGCATTCTGGCCGAGCTGCTCGACTATCACGCCAAAGCAGACACAAACAAACGAATTGCCTTGGATCGTGAGACGAAGCGTAAAGAGAATGGAACGAACCGTGCACAACCCGTAAACAAAGCGCCACCTAACCAAGAACCAAGAACCATTAACCAAGAACCATTAACCAATAACCAAGAACCAGAGAAAAAAATACAACCGCGCAAAAGCGCGTCTATTGTCAAACCCGAGGCTGTTGACCAAAAAGTATGGGACGACTTCCTAGCAATCAGGAAAGCCAAGCGATCACCAATGACCAACACCGCACTGCAAGGCATCCAGCGCGAAGCAGACAAGGCAGGCTGGCCATTGGAGACGGTAATGCAGGAATGCGTAACCAGGGGCTGGCAGGGATTTAAAGCGGAGTGGGTAGCAATCAAGCCGGTCGACAAAAGCAACATGAGTTTTGCCGAACGGGATGAGCAAACCAGGCGCAAACGCTGGGAAGAAATGACAGGTCGCAAATGGCCAACCGACGGTTTTATTGTTGATACCATTGATGCATACACCTTGGAGATTGGCCATGACACTTCCAATTAAAGTTATTGACCGCCTGTTTGAACGCCTTGGAGCAACCTATGGCGCTTCCTGGACCCGCCAATGGGTGGACGTGCCGATGAACGATGTTAAAACCGCTTGGGCACATGAGTTGCATGGGTATTCAACAAACCTTCAATTGCTTGCCTGGGCACTGGAAAACCTCCCTGAGCGATGCCCCAACGTAATTGAGTTTCGCAACCTTTGCCGGCGTGCACCAGCACCAGACGTTCCAAGACTTCCAGAAACTAAAGCAGACCCAGAGCGCTTGAAGCAGGAGTTGGACAAGTTGAGCAGCATCCGCGCATCGGTTACTTCAGGCTCAAGCAACGGAAAAGATTGGGCACGGCGGATTATTGGCAGGATGGAAGCAGGCGAACGCATAAACCCAGCCTCACTGAAATGCGCTAAGGATGCGCTTCAAATGAATAAAAAGGCTGGGGAATGAAATGCAAAGCATGCGAAGCATTTGGCAAAAACCCACTTTGTGGCCATTACCACTTCAGTTGTCTGGAGTGTTGCACCAGGCTGGTATTGAGTACCCGCCCCAACAAAGCAGCAGCAGCCGGGATGCTGGCAGCTATTGCGAGGTTCCCAGGCAGCCCTGGCCGGGAGCAAATCTTGGCATCCGTTGCCCAGACATTGACGAAACCCCCCTCAGCGCCAGTGAGTGTTGGATCGCAGTCCGGGAGTGCATGACATGACAGAACGCATCAAAATGACCATGTTTGAACCAGTCCAGGCTCATAAAGTCCTGACTCAACAAATCTGGCCGCTGATTAAATCCTCGTTAATGGCTGGCCACCGCATGGTGGTTGAAGTCAAGCCCGAGACCCGTAGCCTAGCCCAGAACGCTCGTTTATGGGCAATGTTGACAGACATTTCCAAGCAAGTAGACTGGTACGGGAGAAAGTTGACGCCAGAGGAATGGAAGCACGTATTCACCGCCAGCCTGACAAAGCAGGACGTTGTTCCAGGACTCGATGGGGGATTTGTTGTTTTAGGAAAGTCCACCAGCTCAATGACCAAAGGCGAAATGAGCGAGTTGCAAGAACTGATGCAGGCTTTCGGTGCGCAGCAAAGCGTGAGATTCACTGCACCCGAATTTATCGACCCGGACACTGGAGAAATTACATGAATCAACAAACTTGCCCACCGTGCGATCAAAAATGTAACCAAGGCAGAAACTGCCCATTACGCAAATGACCACAATCACACCAAAGCAAAGCAAATGCAAGGTTTGCTCTTGCGCCTATACCAAGACACGACCACTGCAAACGGTATGCAGCCCAACCTGTGCCATGACATTGGCAAGAAGCGTGACTGCGAAAACCACAGCCAAAGCCCAGGCAGACGACCGCAAAAAGGTAAAATCCAAGCTAGACGACATGCAGACAAAGCCCCAACTGATCAAAAAAGGGCAGACGGCTTTCAATGCTTTCATTCGTGCCCGTGATGCTGGAAAACCTTGCATTTCCTGTGGGGTTCCGTTACCAACTGGTCAAGTAGGAGGTAACTTTGATTGTGGCCACTATCGCAGTGTAGGAAGCGCCCCACATATGCGATTTGTGGAAGACAACGCCCATGGCCAGTGCAAACGCTGCAACATGCACCTGGCCGGGAACCATGTCGAATACCGGAAAAAGCTGATTGAACGCATTGGCCTGGCATCAGTTGAAAGCATCGAATCTGACAATACCCTTCGCAAATACACCCACCAAGGCCTAATCGAGTTGGCCAAACAATACCGGGCGGCAGCGCTCGCAACCAAGAAAGCAGCAGAATGAAAACCCTAATCCTTATCCTCACGCTCACCGCTACATTTGCCCAGGCTCAGACCACTACCCGATGTGTTAGGAATTGGGACAACAGCATTACCTGTACAACTACTAGCAGTGCAGGGTTTTGAATATGGCGACCAAACGAACACAGCCAGGAAGTGAAGATAGAACAAAGATTAGCGCACTTGTGCTTGAAGGGATGCGCAGCGGTCTGAGCGCTTTTAAGGCTTGCCAGAAGGTAGGAGTTCCACAAAGTACATTCAACCGATGGGTGGATACTGACGCGAAACTTGCGGAAGACTACGCGCACGCGAGGGAAGGCCTGATTGAACGCATGGCCAACGAGGTGCTGGAACTGGCCGATAGCGAGGTTCCTGAGACTGAAGATGGGAAAAAAGACTGGCAGGCGATCCAAAAGCACAAACTGCAAGTGGACACACGCAAATGGTTGCTTTCCAAGCTGGCCCCCAAGAAGTACGGCGACAAGCTGGAAGTGTCGGGAGATGCCGCTAATCCGTTGGTGACGCGCATTGAGCGCGTGGTGGTGAAGGCATGAGTGCGGCCAACGGTTTCGCCCATGAAGATAGCGCCAGCGCCAATGTGGATTGGTACACGCCGCCATGGGTGTTCGAGCGCCTTGGCATAGACTTTGACCTTGACCCCTGCCAGCCAGAAACACAAATCCCTTGGATTCCGACAAAGCAACGATATACGCTAAAGGATGACGGGCTTTTGCAGCCTTGGACTGGCCGAGTTTGGCTGAACCCACCCTACGGCAAACACACGCAAGCATGGCTCAAAAAGATGCACGGACACCGCAACGGCATTGCATTGGTGTTCGCCCGCACAGATTGCGCATGGTTTCACGACTCGGTTGCCAAAGCTGACGCCATCCTGTTCCTTAAGGGGCGGGTCAAGTTTGTGGACGGACTTGGCGTAACTGGTGGAAGCGGCGCTGGCAGCGGTTCTATGTTGGTGGCTTGGAGTGCTTTCAACGTGGCCGCACTCGAAGCAATGCAAGACTTGGGTTTTTTGATTCGCATGGCGAACAATAAATGACCACCCTCCAACTCCAAACCCCAGCCTGGGCGCTTCCTTTGCTGGAGGCCAGCCGCTACAAAGGCGCCTGGGGTGGCCGAGGCTCGGGCAAGTCGCATCTATTTGCAGAGCTGATGATTGAGGCGCACATCATCGACCAAAAGCGAAGAAGCGTTTGCGTGCGCGAGATTCAGAAATCCTTGAGTCAGTCGGTGAAGCGTTTGCTGGAAACCAAAATCCAAGGTATGAACGCTGGCGCCTACTTTGAAGTTCAGGATGCCGTCATTAAGTCCAGGAAGGCCGATGGCGCGATTATTTTCCAAGGTATGCAGAACCATACCGCCGACTCGATTAAATCGCTGGAAGGCTACGACTGCGCCTGGGTGGAGGAAGCCCAAAGCCTGAGCCAAACCAGCCTTGATCTACTTCGGCCCACGATTCGAAAACCCGAGTCTGAACTCTGGTTTACTTGGAACCCCAGGCAGGCAAGCGACCCGGTAGATACTTTATTGCGAGGCGAAACCCCACCAAAGGACGCCACCGTCTTGAAGGTAAACTACACCGATAACCCGTGGTTTCCCGACGTTCTTAGGGACGAAATGGAGTACGACCGCAGGCGCGATCCTGACAAGTATCAGCACGTTTGGATGGGCCAGTATCTAAGCAACAGCAATGCCAGGGTGTTCAAAAACTGGAAGATTGACGAGTTTGAGGCACCTAGCGAAGCAATCCACCGCCTGGGTGCAGACTGGGGTTTTGCCGTTGACCCGACCACTTTGGTGCGGTGCCACATCATTGGGCGAACCCTCTACATTGACCACGAAGCCTATATGGTTGGATGCGAGATCGTCAACACCCCTGATCTATTCATGCAAGTACCAGAGGCCGAGAAATGGCCTATCGTGGCCGATTCAGCCCGGCCCGAGACGATTAGCCACATGAGAAAGAACGGATTTCCCAAGATCATGACAGCGGTTAAAGGCCCAAAATCAGTGGAGGAGGGAATTGAATTCTTGAAGAATTACGACATAGTGGTTCACCCCCGCTGCACCCATACAATTGACGAGCTGACCCTGTACAGTTACAAGCAAGACCCCCTAACGGGTAAAATCCTGCCAGTTCTAGAGGATAAAAAGAACCACGTTATTGACGCCCTGCGCTACGCTTGCGAAGCTGTCCGGCGCTCTGGCGCAGCTAAACCGGCAGTATTTAAGCCAATTGCCACTATGCATAAGTGGTGAGACAATCGCACAAAGTAAGGAACCTTTATGGCCCGACTATCCAATGACCAACGCCTAGCCAACCTTCACACCGAAGCGCTGGCGCAGTTCGACGACGTGCAAAGCGCTTTGCGCGATGAGCGCCTGCAATGCCTCCAAGACCGGCGTTTTTACTCACTGTCCGGGGCTCAGTGGGAAGGCCCTCTCTGGGATCAGTACGAAAACAAGCCCAAGTTTGAGGTTAACAAGATCATGTTGGCCGTGATTCGCATCATCAACGAATACCGCAATAATCGAATTACCGTTGATTACGTTAGTAAAGACGGCGTAGAGAACGACAAGCTAGCTGAAGTCTGTGATGGCCTCTACCGGGCAGACGAGCAAGCCTCTGTCGCTGATGAAGCCTACGACAACGCATTTGAGGAAGCAGTCGGCGGCGGAATTGGCGCCTGGCGCCTGCGCACGGTCTACGAGGATGAGGAGAACGACGAGGACGACCGCCAGCGAATCAGGATTGAGCCTATTTTTGACGCTGACAGCTCGGTGTTCTTTGATCTTGGAGCCAAGCGCCAGGACAAGTCAGACGCCAAATATTGCTTTGTCGTCACCTCCATGACCCGCCAGGCCTACAAAGACACCTGGGGTGATGACCCAACCGACTGGCCCAAGATCATCCACCAGTATGAG